TGCCGGGATGTCAGCGACGGTAACCAACAGCGGGTTGTCGCAGTACCATAGAGCCCAGGCCAGCGCCGACTCGGCATAAAGCTCGATCAGGTCATCCTCATCCGTCGAATCGACGCGCAAGTGCTTCTTAATGAGGTCCATCGCCAACAAATCGGCAAGCGCCACGGTCATTTCCTTGCCTTTTCCTTGGTTTTGGCCTGACCTTCAGTCTTGTCGATCTCGTCGCCTTCGACCAATTCGGCGAGCTTCATTTCGACTAGGGCTTCAGCAATGTCGTCTGCCACTGGACGGCTTTCGTGCTGATCGAAGTTGCCAGCGTGGTAATGGGAGAACTGCCGCAAAGCGCGAATGGTTTTCATGGTGAAACCGGGGCGGTTGCCCGCCCCGCTCCTGTCTTTATGCCGCTGGAGTGAAAGTGCCTTTGATGATGGCGGTCGGACGGTAGTGAGTCACCGCCAGGCGCTCTTCGCACAGGATGGTCAGCATGTTTTTGACGAAGTTATCGCGGTCTTGGTTGCTGACCTCGATGGTTGCGTCCATGCGGTCCCAGATCTGCGAGGCCAGGTCGAAACCGCCGACCGTGAAGGTGCCCTGCGCCTGAGCCTTGGTTGCCACAACCGGCAGACCCCACATGACCTTCGCGGCGAACGCAGCCGGACCGCCGAAGATGTAGCGGCCATCGGCATCCTTCAGCAGCGCGATCGCGTGCCAGTCGCGCGGGTTGAGAATCAGGCCGGAGGCCTCGAACTCGGACTCGCTGGTCTGGAAGATCGCGTGAGCGATCATGTCCGCGCGCGTGTCACCGGTGGCGTTCAGCGCGGTGTCGTACGCAGTGGCGACCTTGTTCAAGCCCAGCAGGTTGTCACCGGTACCGTCACCGTTGAGCAACTGGCCTTCTTCGACCAGGTCCAGACCGAACAGCAGGCGGCCGTTCACATAGGACTCGAGCATCGGCGCGTCATCCATGATCTGGCGCGCGGCCTGAATCCAGTGAGCGATCGTTTTGACGTTCGCCGTTTCCTTGGTGAAGGTGAGCTGGGTTTCAGGCTTCAGCGCGCCCTCGGCAACCGGCGCGGCACCGTTGGTGAAAACGTTCTCGCGCACGTACTCGATGGCATTCGAGGTGGTGCGGCCCTGCGCCAGCAGGTCACGGATGGTGAGGCGGCGCATACCCGGCATCAGAATGCCTGGATTGCGCTGAACCTGTACCAGCGAGCCGGCGGAAGCAGCACCGCTGCCCAGCGCCTTGCTGAAGCTTTTGACGTCAACCTTGCCGGAGGTGGAGCCGTTCCAGCCTTTCTTGATGTCTTCGGCCGCGCGCTCGGCGAAGCTCTTCTTGTGCTCTGGGTTGTCCAGTTCGCCGCCGGCGAGCTTGGATTCCAGGTCGAACAGGCGAGTGCCTGCGGTTTTCAGCTCTTCCTGCACGCTCTGCAGGTCGGTTTGAATTTTTTTGCTGACTTCACCGGTCGCGGTGATTTCTTTCTTCTGCGCATCGAACAGTTCGGTCATGTTCGCTTGCGCGGTTTCGATAGCCTTTTGAATAGCGGCCAATTCGGACATGTTTATTTTCCTACAGATGGGAAGGACTTGATGCGATCCAGGATCGCGGTGATTTCGCCACCTTCGGAATCGCTCCGAACTGCGGACTTGATGCGGGCAATCAATGCCTGCGCCTCGGATTTGGAAAGTCCGGCCGAATCCCTCAGCCAGTGCTCCGCATCACGAATAGATTCGATAGCGTCCATGCTCTTCAGCGAAGAAATGGAGGCGTCTTCGTTGGCTGGCTCAGTGCAAATACTGATCTCGCGCAGCCGTTTCATTGACTTGAAGGCCATGCCGGTAGCAATCCGGTCAAAGTCGCCCGCGCCAGCCAGAAAGCCCACGGACAGGCCGTTGACCGTGCCGTGCTGCATGGCGGACTTGAGCGCTTCAGATTGCGGGTTCCCCGGCGTCAGCTCGCCGCGCGCCAGCAGGCCCTTGCTGTCTTCCTCAAGGTGCAGCCACTTGCCGACGGGTATCTCGTTGCGCTGGTGATTGAAAAACATCGCTACCGCGCGCGACTGGCCGGTCAATGCCTTGGCGAAGGCCCCCGGCAAGATGATGTCGCCGTCGGCATCGACCTTGTTGAAGACACTGGCATAGCCTTCGAAAACGCCTTGCGATCCGCCGCCGGAGAACTTGATTTCGGCCTGTTCGAAGGCGATGGTCTTTTGAATATTGGACATTTGCTGACTCCAGAAAAACTAAACCCCGCCAGGGGCGGGGTTCGTTTTGCCAAGTTGATCAAGGGGCACGTTTTGGGATTGCCGCGTTGCCACGTCACCACCCGGAAGCGGAGGTTTGTTGTTCACTCGACGCCCTTCGTTGATGGTCAGCAGGCCGGTGTCGACCAGCGTCTTCATGTAGTTCGCCCTGGCCGTCGAGTCACCACTGAGCAGCCCGTCGCGGTTGTGTTCGGCGTGAATCTTGCCCAGATCGGCAGGCTTTACCAGCCAGCGCACGATGCAGGTCTCCCAGATCTCGAGGTATGCGTCGAGCGTGTACTGAAGGAAACCCAGGTTCTGCTGTTCGATGCCGGACCCCCAGCTCGTGGACTTCTCAACATCACCCACCAGGTGCGGCGGAACGCCAAAAAACCGCGCCAGCTCGCTGACCTGGAATTTTCGCGCCGCCATCGTCTCCGCATCCTGCGGGCTAACGCCGATAGGCTGGGTGGTGAATCCCGCCTCCAGAATCCAGAGACGCTTCTTGACTGGCCCTCCGGAGATCTCTTTGAAGTTCTCGTCCAGCTGGTTGCGCTGCTTCTCATTCAGAGTTTTATCGCCGGTGGATAGGATCTGCGGCGATTTCGCACCATTGGCGTAGAAATCTCGCTGCTGATCTTCCATGGCCACCGCAACGCCCGCGGTTTTGGCTCCAAACGCAATAGGCGAGAGGCCCACCAGGCCGTTGAAGCCAAAACCCTTCAGGTGGAAGATCTCGCTTTGCTTGAATTCGGCGTATTCCGTGTCGCGCTTGTAGCGATAAACGACTCGTTTGCTTTCCAGGCGAACGTCCATGTTCACCGACAGGAGCGGAATCAGGCTGATCACATCCCCTGCAGAGTTTCGATCAATCAGCGCATAGGCGTTTCCGTAGAAACAGAGCTGCATGGTCATGGCGACGCGGAAGTCGAACGCCGTCATGTACTGATTGGGTAGGTACCGCAGCAGCCGCGCGAGCGGGTTTGTCAGGGGCGCCTTGGTGCGGTCATCCCCGCTCGTTACAAAAACGTCCAGCGGCATGCAGGCGGTCACGCTTGAGATGAGCCGCACGCAGGCGAAGACCGTGGATATCTGCAGCGAGCGCTCGTCATTGACGACCGAGTCGCCCACCACGCCCGACGCCGATATCGGGCCGGTTTGCGAGCCTTTGTCCGGACTGGTGAGGCGGCCACCGACAAAGAAGCTCGCCATACGCGCCCAGAAGGGACTGCGCGTACGCAGATCGATGCTGTAGTCGGTATCGGCCATTACATACTCATTGGTCTAGAGAGGAAGTCATCGACATTGACGTCGTCCGGACTGGCGCCCGAGACGCCAATTGCCATTAGCAAAGCGGTCATATCGTCGATCTTGTCGGCTGACCGCTTCTTGTCAGGCGCCATGTTCATGTTGTCGTCGCGCCTGGCGATGAGGTTTGAGGCGCACCAGTTAAGAAGTGGGTCCGAGCCATGGGCAAACTGACCGGAAATGTAGGCCCGTTCGAGCACCTGCATCGCCGGGTGGTATGACTTCGGCCCCTGGATGAACTCGACCATAGGGATATCGCCGGCGACCAGCCGATTCACCAGATCCGAGGCGTTCCACTTGTCGTAACCGATGGCCTGTATGTTGAATCGCTCGTTCGCGGCCTTCACGTCCGCTTCGATCACGGCGTAGTCCGTGACGTCGCCCTCAGTCTGCTTCAGCAGGCCAGATTCCACCCACGAGGCATAAGGAACCGTGCCGCGTTCGGTGCGGAAGGCCACCGCGCTCTCCGGTGCCCAGCGCCAGGCGTACGTGTAAATGACACCATCGACGTTCCAGATCAGGCGAAAGCACGTGAGGTCAGTTGTCGATGCCAGATCGAGCCCGCCCCAGCACGGGAAATCGGCCAGCCATTCAAGATCCACCTCGCCGCCGCACTGCTGCCACTTGTTAAGATCGATCCAGCCGTCGGCGGTAGAGGCCGGCCGGTTTAGCCGCTTGATTCGAAACTCGGCCATCTTCGACGGCATCTGCTTCGCTTCCACGGCTTCCTTGCGGATCGCAGCCAGCAGGTGCGGGTTCACATCCATCAGCGGATTGGCTTTGATCCAGCAGCGTTCGTCGAACTCCTCATCAGCCTTGATGCCGAGGGTTTTGTCTTCGTCGTCGACCGCGTAGAACACGACCAGGTAGTGGTCAGCCGTATGACCGAATAGCCCGGCCAGCAATTTCTTGGCGAACATTCTGATTTCAGCCCACGGCCCCGGGTTTGTGTAACCCTCGGTGGTCGTGAACAGCCACAGCGGGTTGCCCCGGGCGCCGGCGGCCGACTGCAATACGTTCAGCAGGTCAGCGGTTTTGTGTGCGTGGATCTCGTCGAGCCCCACATGCGACGGGTTCAGGCCGTCCTGAGTCGATGCCTTGGCGTGGATAGGCTTGAAGCTGGCACCGGTTTCCACCCGAGTGATCGATTTTGCCCAGACCTCAAGCCCGAAGTACTCGCGAAGGTCCGCATTCTTTTCGGTCATCCGCTTGGCGGCGTTGAAGATGATCGCGGCCTGGCCGAACGTGGTTGCGGCGCTGACGATCTGCGCGCCCTCTTCCGGTTCACAGCACTCGCAGTACAGCAAGATGGCCGACGACAGTGTGCTCTTCGCGTTCTTCCGCGCGACTGCGAACAGTGCCGAGGTGAAGCGGCGCGGATGGAACATCCCGTTGCCGCCCCACCCTTCGGTGAAGACCGCCTCGCGCTTGCGAAAGCCGAATAGCTGGACGACGAAGAAAACGTGAGACGCGTGCATCACGATCGTGGGTTTTTCCCACTTGCCCTCGACGTGGTGCAGTTTTTCGATGAAGTCGCACGGATCGTTTGCGTGCCACGGGTCAAACATGAACGGGCAGTCTTTCTTTTTTGCCCGTTTGAGGTCATCCAGAAAGCGCTGGGCAGCCTGGCGTATCAACTTGCCGTGCTTCTTGCGCTTCTTGTCGGCTACTGCGGCCTTGGCGTAGTCAGTCGCGATCTTTACGAAGTCACGCATGAACCACTCCACAGCCTGTCTATTCGATTATTTCCCCACTTGTTTCCGGCCATTTCCGGCAAACGCGTTGCCCTTTTTCTCGGCACCGCCCGATGAAACCTTCCGGCGACTCGCTGGCGTCATGCCGAATTCTGAAAACAGCGCTTTGAGCGCCGTCGTTTCGGCAGCGGTCGATTCCATGTCCGCCTTGGCTTTCTTCCGGAAGCACTGCCAGGCATGGCAGAGCTGCTCGAGCGAGTACAGGTCGACGACCTGCAACACCTTCGCGCTCACCAACTGGCGCCCCAAGTTTCGCCACATCTCCGCGCCGTCAGCGTTCAGGTGCTGGGGCGGGTCCGGGAAATCTTCAATCAGGTCGAACTCTGGCGCGTCCTCCTCCCCCCGATCCGGGCGATCGGTACCGGCCAGGACCTTGAGGTGCGGCGCCGTCGGCTTCCGTCCTCTGGTCATTTGTCACCCTCTATTTTCAAATCCTAATTTCGACGGCGCGAAAAAAAGCCTCGGGCGCGGTCTAGGAGCTAAAAGGTCCAGACTTTCGACCCTCCCCCATCGATAGAGCCAGCCTAACGCACCATTTCGGTGCGGTTCAAATGCGATTCTTTATCGTTTCCGACGGACGGTCGTATACCTGCTAGGGCAACGACGTGCCACATCACCCGCGCCGAGCATTGCCCCAGCCACCATCCTCAGTCGCGGTCTTCACCGAGTGGCATGGATGGCATAGGCCTTGCCAGTTGGCGCGGTCCCAAAACAGATGCATGTCACCACGGTGCGGCACGATGTGGTCGACGTCGGTGGCTGCTGTCACCCTGCCGCGCTGCTCGCAGTGGACACACAGGGGATGCTTGGCGAGGAAGCCCTTGCGGGACTGCTGCCATCGGTAGTTGTACCCACGCTGGCTGCTGGTGCCTCGCTCCTGCTCAGGCGTCTTGTGCATAAGCGTGGATGGCGCAGCCGGTTGATGCCGCTTGGGTCTGACTGGCATCCGCTACTCGATGCGCTTGCGTGCTGGCACGTACCGCCGCACACGATCAGCCACACTGGTGATATCGAGTAGCTGATCATCGGGACCGAGAGGATCGGCTGTCTCAACCACCATGACCTCGGCCGTGATGGGCTCGACGCGGTGCGGCATCACTGTGATGGTCGCCTTCCACACACCACCAGGCTCTGCTGTCATGGTGATAGACGTGACACCTTCCAGTTCACTGCCGTCGCTCAGCATCACCCGTGTGCCCATCGTCGGCTGCGGGCTGTTCGGGTTCAGGCTGGCTAATGGGATGATCGTCGCCACGCTGACGCAGTTGGTTGATTCGCTCACTGGCGATCCTCATGAATTTCAGGGCTCGGTTGCGTACAGCGGCGCACGTTGAACAGGCCATCAGGCTGGCTCTGTGACCTTTGCGACGCCCTCTCCCTCAGGAGTGCTGACAGGTTTCTTGATCAGCAGCACTTCCGAACCACCTTCGAGCACTACGAACTTGCAGCCGAACTCCGCAAACAGGGGCTTGATGTTCGCTTCGACAGCGTCGCGCTGGGCGCGACTGAGGAAGCTCTCCACCTTGAGAACGATCAAATCCCCAGGTGCAGGGTGCATGATGTTCGCGCTTACGTTGACACCGAGTTGGACGGACAGGTCTTCGATATTCATGGGATTTACTCAACGATGCAGGTCGGCCACTTGCAGCGCGCGAATGCCAGGGCACCAGCGTGATCGTGGTCTTCCTGCATGATCATGGGGAATGGTTTGAGGCCGGGCACTGAGACGTACCAGGACTTTTTCATTGGCTCACCGGTGCGTCCAGATTTGGACGCATCTCTAATGCGGCTTGGTCTACTTGCTCTGGCTGCGCAGGATCTGCGCATCGACCTGGTCAGCGCACGTGTCGAGCAGCTTGATGGCCTGATCCTTCAGCTCCCATACGTCGCCGTTGTCACGCAGATCGGTGTCGTCTGCATTGACCCGCTCGCAGGGAACCATCTCAGGGGTTTCCAACCTTATGGCTGTTGTCTTTGTTACCACTTGCGGCTTTGCCGCGCAGGCCGTCAGGCAAAGGCTGAGCAGCCCAATCACGAACAGGTTTGCTGTTGCGCTTGAGATCATCGAATTCCTTCCTCGCCTTCTTGGCCTTGTCTTCGCTGGCCTTGATGCGCTTGTTCAGGTCGGCGGTGTAGTCAGCGTTGCGCTGCGCTTCTGCGCGCAACGTGGTGATCGTGGCTTGGCTCTCGCTATTGGCCTGCACTGCGTCTTGTTTGGCCTTGGTCTCTATCGCCATCTCGCCGCGCAGTGCGATCACGCGGTACTGCTGCATGCCAACCATCAGAGCACCGACCAGGAAGATGATGAATGCCGTTGCGAATGCCTTCATGCTGAGTCCGCCTTGCGTCCGAGGAACCTGATGATCAGCTCGCGGATCGCAGTAACGCCGATAAAGCCGATGGTGCCGCCGGCGGCAACGGACAGGCTCGAGGGCCAAGCCATCCATTCGATGACGCTACTTGCCGACAGGCTCAGCGCACCGCAGATCAGCGCCTCAAGCACGACACGCCATTTGTTCGCTTCTTTGCCTTCGTAGAGCACGCGCAAAAGGGAAATGGTTGCGGCCATAACCGCTCCTTGCCACAGAGGGTCGCTCAGTTTCAGTCGAAGCCATTCCCAGGCCTGGGCCCAGAGGTCAGGATCTTTATCTAGCATCGCGGCGTCCGACTGCCCTCCCGATCTGGGGAGCGGAAATGTATCAGTCCCGCAGCACTCCCAGCTCGGAGCGATGGGTGTGGCGGGACTGAAAATGAAAAAGCCCCAGCAAATGCTGAGGCTCGAAATGATTGATGTCTTTGGCAAGCACTTAATGGTTTCGGTGTATGCGGCTTGAGCGATCACCTAGGTGCATGCAATTCACTCAGGTCATTGAAAAGGCCGTCTGGGTACCCAATGTTGAATGTGTCGTTAAATTCCAACGAGGCGCCGACGGTCTCGTTCACAAAAATCACAGCATGTGCCGAGGTAGTAACATGGGCGGATCGAAACGGTATATGGAAGAGCAGGACGCTTTGCGCAGCCAAGTTATTCAGATCGGATTGGAGTCTGATGTGCTCCACTATTGCGAAGATGATGACGAGGCATATCACGATACGGGCGCGACTGAGGAGGCGGTAGAGCTCGGCCTGCAGAAGTTCAAGGCTGGGGAGTTAGAGGGCTTCGACAACGCCCAAGACGTTCGGAAGTTTATCGAAGACACGATTAACGAACTTCCTTACGAGTGCACTCGATGCGAGCAGAGGGCCGGCAGCTGATGGGCTAAATCTAACTGCAAAGCCCGGCCATCCACTGGGTTTTGCTATAGGCCATTAACGCTGTTTTTTACTTCTTCCGCGCGCTGGGCATCCAGCTTGGCGTACTCGGCGCGCTTTCGCGTAATCAGATCATCAGCTTCAGCCTCCGTTAACTGCTCCCCCAACGTAACCATGCCATTGAAGACCCACCAGCAGTTTTGACCTTTCGAGCTTTTATTCCTTTCTTTCCTGAGCCGATCCATTTTTCAATCCAAGGCTGATAGCGATGACGAAATATATCATCGGCTCAATAGAAAAGCCCGACGCAGTGGCCGGGCTTTGAGTACGTGTCGCGCTGAATCAGCTGAACACCCTGCCATGAAAACAGGTGTTTATCAGGCCTGAAAGAACTTTTTACGCTGCTGCGCAAATATCTCCCAAAGCACCGTCAATCCACGCCACTCCCTGACGGATCACCTCGCGTGCGGATCGCTCCGACATTTTGTGATACTCAGCAATCCGGACCATCGTCCATTTGGAGCCAAAGTACCACCAGATGAAATCACCCATCTGCTGGTTACGCGCGATCAGCCTCGCGATAGTGGAATCAACCAGCAGTGCCGTCTCGTCGGTAATTACATAGGTCGTTGCACTTGGCTCGGGGCAGCAATGGTTCATCAGGGCCGCCAATGGCGAGACGTAGCGTGGAACCCCCATGCCAGCCATCCGCCAGGAACCCCAGTTCTCCAGCAGGTACTCCGTGTCGCCCAGCGGCTTGTCTGTGTACGTTCGCTTCTTCATGCCGCTTTCCTCGGGCTTGGATTCGTTTCAAGGCCAAGCAGATCGCGAAGCATCCTGTCGGCGTGTTTGTTTTTTGCGTTGCCTTCAAGCACCCAAGCTTTCGCGTAGGCCTCGAAGCCGATGTGGCCAGACGTGCCATGCCAATCCGCAACGATGTCCATCAGGGCTGCAGATGCGATCCGGCCGTTGGTTTGCTCAAGGAGCATGCGGTTCCCCACCTTGAGGAACTTGCACTCCACTTGGGTAAGGCTCTTGCGCGGCAGTGCCGCAGTTACGTTATTCATGGTCTTTTCTCCCCTTGGCGCGGCCAGCGAAGGGGCGCAACTGCTCGACCTCCTCCTGAGTAGGCTCGCGACCAGCAAAATTGACGAAGCGGGCGTACTGCCCTTGGCGCTGAACGACGCACGAGCCGGCCGGCGCCTGACGGCCTTTGTCGAGGATCAGCTCGGTGACGCCCTGCTGGCCCGCCTCCGAATCGGGGTCATGGTGGACGAGGATCACGGCGTCCGCGTCCTGCTCGATTTGGCCGCTGTCGCGCAGATCGCTCGCTTGGGGCTTCTTGTCCGCCCGGGCTGTCGAGTTGCGGTTTAGCTGCGCCAGCACCAGCACTGGAACGCCCAGCTCCTTGCTGAGGTTCTTCATGGCGATCGACACCTTGGCGACGGCGTCAGAACGGTTCTGAGACTTTGCATCGGTGCCCACAAGGCCCAGGTAGTCGACCATTAAGATATCCAGGCCGCGCTCTCGTTGAAGCTTTCGAGCTTCCGCGCGGATGGCGGCCATGGTCAGCCCGGGCGTATCGTTGAGGTACAACTCGGCGTCCTGGATTTTGCTGGCCGCGATACCGATCCGGTCCCACTCCTCCCGCTCAAGATTTTTCACCTCTTCCATGCGGCGAAGATCGATGCCGCCCAGCGAAGCGATGGTCCGGACGGTCAGTTCCTCCTCACCCATCTCGAGGCTGATGATCAGGCCAACGCCTTTCCCGCGAGTGGCCACGTGGTTGACGATCTGCAGACCCAACATCGTTTTCCCGCTACCCGGCCGGCCGGCGATCACCACCATCGACTTGGGCCGCAAGAAGCCAATCAGCTTGTCCAGATCAGCCAGGCCGGTCGAGAGCTTCGGCGGGGCCTTGTCGTTGAGCACCTCGTCCATGTTGTTCAGCACCACCGGCAGCACATCGCTCATCCGCTTGTAACCGGTCTTCCCGCCGACATGCAGGTCCCGCAGGTCCGTCATGCTCTGCTGGGCCGCAGCGAGGATTTCGTCCGGGATCATCCCGTCCATGAAGGAATGCTCAGCCTGTCGCCCAATCGAGACCACCTTGCGGATTACCGCCCACTGCTTGACCTGCTTCACGTAGGTCATGACGTTGGCAGTCGAGGGAACGTCGCGGCTCAGCGTGGCCGCAAAGGCCAGAGTGCTTTGGCCGCTTGGTAGCTCTCGCTGTACAGATCCGACTGTCACGGCGTCGACCGGCATATCCCGCGATAGGCAGTCACTGATCGCAGCAAACAAGGCCGCATGGTCGTCATACAAAAAGTCCCCGCTGCTCATCTGCCCGGCGATGTCAGAGACCAGGCCGGCGTCACCATGCAGAGAGGCCAGCATGATCGCGCCCAACACACCCTGCTCGGCTTCGGGGTAGCCCATTACGATTTCATCGTTCATGCGCGCCCCCTTGCAGATTCCCAGGTAAAGCCAACGGCCTTGCCGCCACCCTGCCGAAGCCGATCCAGTGCGCGCTCGCCGATGTAGGCCTTCAGATCCTCCACAAGGAGGTTCGACACGGCCACCGTTGGCACCACCAGCTGATAACGGCGGTCAATGGTTTCATGTATGAGGCCGACCTCGTAGTCGGTGCCGCGCTGGGCACCGATCTCGTCAATGATCAACAGGTCAGCGCCCGCCAGCTCATTGATCACGTCGCGCTCGTCGTAGGTCGCACCCTTCGCCATCGTGCCCTTTGCAACACGCACGATCTCCGCGATGGTGACGATCACCGCCTTGGCGCCGTGTTGTCGGATGACCGCCTGGGCCATCGCTGACGCCAGGTGCGTCTTCCCGGTGCCGACATTGCCCGACAGGATCATCGAGCGGCCGTCGCGGTAGTTGTCCTCGAAACGGTCGACATAGGTCCGACACGTTGCCAATGCCCGGACCTTCGCCTGCTCGCCATCGGTGACGAAGGTGTCCAGCGTGCAGCTATGGAAGCGCGGCGTGATGCCTGATCCGATGAGCTGGACATTCAAGCGATCAGCCGTCCTGCGAGCTTTGGCGGCCTTGTGGCTTGCGCTCTCGACCGGGTCGGTATTCAGCGCCGCCCAATTGCAGCGTGGACAGCCTTTGGCAAGCCAGGAACCGTCGAACTGCTCGACCAGGGCATTTACAAACGAGCCGTGATCAGCGACTGCGCATGTCTCACGCAGGCTTTCCCGATGATCAGCGCGAGGCGCCGGACTGAAGTTAGAAGTTTGGCTGGCCATCAGGCACCTCCTGATACATCTCCGGCGTGTGCTGGGGCAGACCGTTGTAGGCGGACGGGCGAGCGCTGGCGGTGGCGCTGACTTCATCCTCCCAGCGCTTGCCATTCAGCCAACTGGCCGGATGCGGGATGAACTGGCCTCCACTTTTGAGCCAGTCAATGCTCGTGGCCTGCTTGGCCAGTGCTGTGAGGATCTGCTGCTGAAGGTCTGCGTTAGGTGCCAGCTTCTTCCATGCGCTCTCTGCTGCTGGACGCTTCTGTTTGCGTGGGTAGAGTTTGTAGAACCGCTCGAAGCCTTCCAGTGGGTCCGGTGTGCACAAAGGTTTAGGTTCAATGACTGGTTCAAAAGAGGGACTGGTTCTGGTGCTTTCTGGGCCTACACCCCCTGTAGGCTGTGGGCCTACCCCTGTGCTTTCTGGGCCTACAGGGGTGCTTTTTCGGCCTATACCTGAAATGGTCAAGAAGTAGAGGTTGGTCGAGTTTCCTTTCGGACCTTCCCGGTTCTCTATTCGCACCAGCCCCTGGGCTTCCAGTTGCTTGATGTGCTTGCGCACGGTGCTTCTGTCTATCTCACACTGGTCCGCGATGTGCTGATACGACGGCCAGCATTCGCCTTGATCGCCGGCGTTGTCCGCCAGCTTGATCAGCACCAGCTTCCGCAGTGGGTTTCCGACCTTGGTTTTCATGGCCTTGACCATTAGATCCATGCTCATAGGTCAAGCTCCGTGCAGACGCGCTTGATGAAGGCGTCATAGGACTCCGCCATCGCCAGGCCCTGATCCTCAAGCGCGGCGCGGTAGGCCTTAGCGCTGCCGTAGAGCACCCAGCGCTCGCGTTCAGGTAGGTGCTTAAATGCGGCGTAAGAAGGCCAAGGCCCTGCAATAGCGGGAGCTGGCGGGCGCAGGCCTGCAGCGTTGTTCAAGTTGGTCCGGATCATTGCAAGGTCTCCCCGGCAGGCCGAAACAGTTCCGGCTGGTCACGATCACCTGGCAAAGGACCGCCGCTCGCCAAGCGCTGAACAAGCACACCCAAGGCGCAGCATGAGTTAATCATCGACACATGCGCGTTCCACACCGTGTCGTCGTCTGGATCGGTGCAAGCCAACGACTCATGCGCGAAGTTCGTCCCATTGCTCGCCATGCACGCGAGCGTGAGGTTGTCGAACTGCTCGAAATGCGGCTCACCGAGGATCTCCAAGCGCTCAATTGGTTGAGCTGAGCTGGGAAAGAGAGCTGGGACAGCTGATTTATCTATGCCCTGAATCAGAGCCTCACGAGGAATGCCCTTCCGCAGCAGGATCGTGCTTAGCGAAAGGAAGCACGCCAAGGCGACCATTTCTGTCGCGTGGCCCTCAGCCTTGGCGTGGCCCACCACCAGCGGCAGCAGGTCAGCCAGGATGAAGGTCTCGTGTGTCGCCATATCGGCAGAGTCGCCTTTAGGGATGCGCTGGCTCATAGCGCACGCTCCAGGCGCTGGATCAGCCCGCGCAGTTTGCGTTTGGTGCTGGTAGCCAGCGAGCGGGCGTCCAACCAGCGGCGGAAAGCGGCGTCAGTGAAATGGAGCACGCCAAGGAAAGCGTCGTCATCAGGATCAATACGCTTGCGCGGCTCACTGGGGTACGGATGCCCATAAGCGGCGAAGTAGGTCCTGTACAAGGCGTTCAGCTCGCGGCGCAGAGAGTTGCGCTGGGTCTCGGCATGCTGATATTTCACAGCCGCCTCGGCGATTTGCCCCATGAGTTCTGTGTGGGTGATTTTCTTGCTCATGCGAGTTCTCCATCGGCGCCAAAAAGGTCAGCCAGGTCAATTTGGTAAACGGCTGACCAGGCGGCTGCAGGCCAAGCCTTCACGCCGTCCGCATAACGCTTGTCAGGGACTGTTTCAGGGGCCACACCGTTGGCTTTGCACCAGCGTCGAAGCAGGACGTAGTTGAAGGTTTGCTTCAGCGCCGCTTCCACCTTGAGAATGGTGGCGTGCCGGGTGCTGAAACCGAGCTCATCCCGTAGGCGATTGGCTTCACGCACGGCGGCGCTGGCCGTGGCCATGGCCGTCGCTTCACGCCGGGTGCCGATTTCGGCCTTGGTTTCGATGGCGCGGTCTCGCTCGGCGGCGACACGTTTGTTATCTGCAATAAGGGCGAGCTGCTTGGTCGCCATGGTTTGGATGATTAAGAGTTTCCCTTCTTCGGTTTCGAGGTCTGCAGCCGATCCGCTCTCAAGGGCTTGCCAGCGGTCAACGAGTGCCCCGGTAAACTCTGGACTCAGCTGGGCAACCACGACAAAGCTGTCGCGCTTACCCTTTTCGCCGGCGAAGACGTACTGCTCGACCATCTGGCCCAAGTGGTTTTTAACTTCCTCAATTTGAGGGAGTTGAATCGACCCGCCTTTCGCCAGCGTTTCGATAGTGCGCTTCACGTTGTCGTGGCGCTTACCGACCAAATCGGCGATTTCCTGCGACGACATGGTGAGCGCGGTTGAGGTGATCAGATTCATTGGCCGGCCTCCACATGGATTGCGTCGTGTGCAGCACCCGCGTGGCGATGGGGCCAAAGGAAATTCCGACTGGCAAAGGTGACCGCCTCAAGACGGCTTTCAATCTCCGTCGCCATGGGGTTGGTCCAGCCGCCCAGTGCGGGAACGACCTGAGACAACAGGATGGAACGGAGCTCGTTAAACACAGCGCGGGCTTCGTTCATGCGAGCCATCTCCTCCGAAGTAACTGCAACCTCTTGCATCACCTGGCCTTCGAGCTCGAACAGAGCAGGTAGATTGTTCATTGCCCGCCCTCCACTTCCGCGCCACGATTTGGCACGTCGGCGTTTTGTGGCGCGGATTCGCTGAGCTGCTCGAACTCGTTGATCGCGCTGCGCACGCCGCAAAAACCAGTGTCGCTAAGGTGTTGTGCGATCTGGGCCAAGTGTGCGGCGCGCCTGCCACCGCCGTGGATATGATCGAGTTGAACAGCACCTGCAAGCGCTGCCAGCCAATTGAGCTGATCGGCTGCAGCAATGAGCTGGAACTCCGCATCGGCTGCCACCTCTTGCATCGTGGGAATTGGCTTGTTCATTGCTGCCCACCCTTATGCGGAATGGTCGCCAACTTGTAGGTAGCGGCCGCACTGGTCTCGGCCATAGTCATGCTGAGCAACGCTAAAGAGTTGATAAGCCAGCCGGCGCTGTGCACCACCTCATCGTTCAACCCAGTGGTCGTCGATGCGTGGGCGAGGAGTTCGCCTACAGCGGCAAGCCCATGGCCAATGGTGATGGCGAAACATCCAGTCGCGTTCTCGACCGCGTGCAGTTCGTCCACCTGGGTGGGCGTGAGTTTCGCGCCAGGCTTGCCTTCGGCCGGGTAGGTGCGGTCGACGTCGACGAGCAATTGACTCCACATTGGTGATTTCATGTCCGGGCCTCCCCTTCGGCTTTAGGGGCCATACCGCGCTGCACCGACCAGACAAGGGCAGAAACTGCTTCAGCGATAAACGCCAGCGTTTTCAGGCCATCGCAATAAGCCGTCTCCCCCATGTTCAGCGAGTCATGCATGTGATCGCAGATCTGGCCCACGCCTGACGATAGAGTCCTGGCTGTTTGAAGCGCGTCTTCAGCGTTGATGCCGGGGGTTACGCCGAAAACCATCAGGCCGCGGTTGTCTATTGGGGTATTGCTGAAATCAGCCGCAACCGTAAGCGGAAGTTGCGTTACACCATGGGTTTTGCTATTTTCTGGGCGTGACATATCGTTCTCCGAGAACGAAGATTCAAAAAAGTCCATTGGCGTGGACTGGTTAAGAAGGCTCGCGAATGCGGGCCTTTTTGTTGTCCGCGATTTAGCCGGTCAACAAATACTGGGATTGGCGTTTGTTCATTTCAGGTACTCATCAAAACGGCAAACGCCATTGAATGGAAGTCGCTAACCAGGTACTCGGCAGGGCCTTCCATTTGCGGGCTGGATGTGTCGGTCCGTAGATTACTCATTAACCGAGAGCCTCAAGAGGGCCGAGTTTCGCTGGTTAGAAATACTGGACAAAACGCCAGCATCGTCAGCGGACTGATCAACGACTGGGTTTGAGCGTAGATTTGCGTTCAAGGTTGGGGCATCGACCGCCTTGCTCCTGGTTTCTGACCTTGCCGGGAACGGGCGCCGCTCTTCAGCGGTAAAAGTCCCATCAGTTTCGTAAGTCACGAGGATGTTGCGCCCTACCCGGATAGCCTTACTGAGCGCGCCTTGGGTAAGGCCCAACAACGAAGCTGCTTCGGGCTGGCCACGATCTTTGGCAAAATCTCTCAAATGAAGGGTGCTCACGGCATTTCTCCAAGGTCTTCGTCTAGAGGATAGTACCTATGGCATTATTCATTGTAAATACTTTTGGCATTTGTCAAGATATTACCAAAGGGAATATTCTTCTCAGATGAGCAAACGACACCTAACAGATGACCGAAAACAGGAATGCCTTCGACTGAAGGCTATCTTCAATGCTAAAAAAGGTGACTTGAAGCTAACCCAAGAAAAATTGGCAGAACGCCTCGGGATAAACCAGAGCTCGGTCAGTCATTATCTGAATGCCGTCAACCCGCTGAACGCTTCAGTGGCTGCGGAGTTTGCTCGCATTCTTGAAGTGTCGGTTTCTGAGTTCAGCCCGCGCTTGGCTAACGAGATTGACCTCATGGCCACGGCCTCAGCAGAGGCGAATCGGGCTTTCATAGCCGGTCGCGCGATGGCGCACCGAGATCAAGGTAACGTTCCAAGAGAAGAGTACGCACTCATTCCGCAGTACAAATTCGAAGAGCGCTTCGTGAAGGGAAGGAATGACGAGCATAGGGGCCTTACTGAAGGTCTCGTGTTCCGACGGGATTGGCTGCGCAAGATGAACGCTGGGGTGGCCTGGCTCTACGTCATATTCGCTGATACCAATGACATGGCACCCTACATTTCCCGAGGAGATGTGGTGCTTTTCGATACGTATCACAAGACACTCGAAGACAAAAAGGTGTACGTCATTCGGAGACGAGATGGCGGACTTAGCATTAAGCGGGCGATTCAGCAGCTCTCCGGTTCCTGGATTATCCGCAGCGATAATGAGGACAAAACACTATTTCCGGATGAGATTGTTGCGGAGGAAAGCGTTCCCAACCTCCCAGTGATCGGCAAAGTCATCTGGCGAGGGGGCGAGGTACGATAAGTCTGATTGACAAAAGAGCCGCCATGGGCGGTTTTTTTTGTGGTTATGAAAATAATATTGCCATAGGTATTTACTTAAAATATTGCCAAAGGTATTGTCTGGCCATCTAATTCAGGCCGGAGCTTCCACAATGACCCACTCAACTATTTCATCCCATGGCCTCATTGGCGTCCTTGGCCGCGGCGCGGCCCCTCGCGAGTTGGAATGCTTGCTCGCGGTCGCTGCAGGCTGCAGCACTAAGCAGATCGCGAAGGATCTCGGCTTAGCACCAGATAGCGTCAGCAAACGCCTGCTGGCACTGACGACAAAACTCGGCGTAGTGAAGCGAACCCAGTTGGTGGCGCGGGCCTTTGCTTTGGGTCTGATCAGCTTCGCCGGCGCCAGCAGCCCTACCCCCGAACACCAGCGCGACGAATCACACGACGGCGTCTTCATCGCATGATCGCTTTCGCAGCGGCGTGCGCCTCCAGATAGGGACGCAGTCCGGTGCTCAGGCTGATCTGACCCTCTACCAAAAATGAATATTGCGAAAGCCAAAAAAACGCGGCGGGCTATGGGCTTGCCTGGAGAAAGCATATGTCGGCAACGAACCGAATTACTCTGGTGCTGCGTCCCAACGAAGGGGCGACACTGGAGGATCTGCAGCAGTACGCGAAGCTGGGTATGCCTGTTCGGGTTGGCCGAGCTCTGGGTGTCATCGCCAGTGCCAGCGAGGGTGACGCTATAGAGCGCGCCGAGCAGTTGGAAAGCCAAGTCGTCATTGCCGAAGCGGCCATGCGTCGTGGCGCGCTGATGCATGATCAGGATCACCTGCCGGCCCTTCGCCGGGTGATCGACCACGTCCCTGCGATGTACCTTCAGGTTGCCGACTCCATCAAGCAGGCTGCGCTGCAGCATGGCGATGATCAGGACGCTGCTGAAGAGGCAGCAGCGCAAGCCATTCGCGTCCTGGTGATGTTCAAGCAGCGACTGGAAAAGCTGCTGGAGCCGGATCTGCTGACGCTGTCCGACCGGGCCGCTTCAATTACGGAGAAACCTGTAATTGCAGAAACGCCTTACGCTCAGGTGCGGGTTACCGACATCGGCGAGTGGATAAGGGCCGTCACGAACGCCAAGCGCTACGAGTGGCTGCGCGACCGCGATCGCGTTGAGGATGCTGGCACCGATCTGGCGGCAGCGCGCGGCGACCAGCTTTTCTACGGCCCTGCGCTTGATCGCGAGGTGGACGACGCGATGCGCCTGGATCACCTGATGGAAAAGCACGGTGAGCCCGTATGACCACCATCCAACCTTCTGGCGCACAGCCCCAGATCCGCACCGAGTTTCAAAGCCTCGGCGAGCGCCTGATTCGTTTCGGCCAGGCGCTACAGAACCCGGAAACCACCGTCGGCCAATTGACCAAGCTCGCCAGCTCCTGCGGCATCGCGCTTAAGCTGCGCACCGTGGCCGAATCAGGGGTTCTGTCTGATGGCTAAATCAGTCCTCACCACCAAGCAGGACGGCATTCAGTTCTTCATGAACACCGAGTCGAGTTCGCCAAGCACCGGCCACCGCAACCGGTACCGCCTGTTCAAGACCGAGAATTTCGGCCGCGACAAGTCTGGCTGGGTGCAGATCGGTTCGATGGCTGGACAGGCCCTGATGGCGATCAAGAGCGAGGGTGCGCGATTCGAGGCCTGCGTCCAGGCGTTCAGCAGCAAGCGCCCGCACCAGTATCAAGACCGTGAGCGGATTCGCGGCACTCCTGGGAAATGGGAAGGCGAAGCTTTCCCGGCGCGCGTGGCGCATAGCCGTGACGCGTCAGTTTCCTTGCACAACGAAAACCTGACGAGTCAGGAGGAATAGCCATGGCTGCAGCTGAAAAGGTCGACGAGACGTACGTCGCGGACAAGGTGCCTGAGGCAAAGATGGCAGAGCTCGTCGGCACAACGCGACGGGCGCTGCAGGGCAAGCGCGCCCGGGGGATCATACCCAAAGGGGTATGGAACGAGATTGATGGCCGCATTTATTACAGCATCAGGAGATATGAGGCATGGATCGAAAGCCAATGGGACTGCCCACCGGAGTTGAATTCGCGGGCAACTCCATTCGCATTCGGTTCACCTGGGCTGGTGAGAGACGCTGCGAAACCCTCCCCTATCCCCAAACGCCAAAAGGGATCAAGGCTGCCGCCGATTTACGTGCTCAAGTAATCAGCTTGGCCAAGCACGGCGTACTGGACGCAGACAGGTACGCCGATCTCTTCCCCAACTCAAAGCATTCGCATCACGGCGCAAAAATGCTCTTCGGAGCATATGCCCAGGCATGGCTGAACGGCCGCGAGGTCGTGAACGGCACCCGCAAAAACTATCGGATTTCCCTGAACAAGTACTGGATGCCGCACTTCGCGACGATGCCGATCGAATATGTGTCGTCTCTGGATCTGCGCCGAGTAGTCACCGAAACGAACTGGCTGAGCCAAGAAGTGAAGCGCGCGGCGATACAGCGCCTGGGCACGATGTTCAGCTGCGCTGTCGTAGACGGCGTGATAGCACGCAACCCCGTTGATGCGATCGAGCTGCCTGCGCGCCCGAAGAAAGCTCCCGACCCGTTCACCGTTGAGCAAGCAGACCAGATAATTGCGCGTCTGTACGACACGCTCAAGCATTCCACCGCAATATACGCCGCGTACTTCGAGTTCGCCTTCTACACCGGCATGCGCCCGGGCGAGATAGCCGCCTTGCGCTGGGATGAGGTGGATATAGATCGACGCCTGGCCCACGTCTGCCGGATCGTGGTGGACAAGGTCATTGAGGAGCGAACCAAGACAAAAGCGGCGCGCACGGTAATGCTCAATAGCAGAGCATTGAATGCGCTTCGCGTAGCCGAGGAAGTCGCGACGCTGCGCAGGTCCCAGAAAAAGCGGATGCAGCGGGACTCGCCCTACGTATTCCCCCCGACCAGAATCAGTGAGTACCTGCAGCAGGCCAGCCTGACCGATAAATTCTTCAAGGTCGCCGTGGAAGACCTGGGCCTGCGGGGCAGACGGCAGTACAACTGCCGACACACCTACGCTACCATGTGCCTCATGGCGGGCATGAACCCCGCATTCATCGCCAATCAGCTGGGACACAGCGTGCAGATGCTGCTGTCGACGTACGCCAAGTGGATCAACTCAAGCACCGACTGGGGCGAGTTGGACAAGCTGGAAACGAAGCTGATTGGTACAAAATTGGTACGGCCTGAACCGCCACCACTCTGAAACCCTTACGGAACACACCCCTGTGACTCTGGAACAGAACTACACCGCCATCCTTGGCCAACTCGGTGAGGACGTCTCCCGCGAAGGCCTGCGCGACACCCCGAAACGCGCAGCCAAAGCCATGCAGTACCTTTGCCGCGGCTACGAGCAAACCCTCGAAGACGTCACCAATGGTGCGCTGTTCAGCTCCGACAACAGCGAGATGGTGGTGGTCAAGGACATCGAGTTGTATTCGCTCTGCGAACATCATCTGTTGCCCTTCATTGGCAAGGCTCACGTCGCGTATATCCCGAGCGGCAAAGTGCTCGGCCTGTCCAAGGTGGCGCGCATCGTCGACATGTATGCCCGTCGGCTGCAGATCCAGGAGAACCTCAGCCGCCAGATCGCCGACGCGATTCAGCAAGTCACCGGCGCGCTGGGCGTGGCG